TTTTAGACACCGGTAAGTAATCCCCAACATTTAATTCTTCTCCTGTTATTCCAATAATTTTTCCATTTACCAATTTTAAAATTCCTTTGGCCTTTGTCACGATAACTTCTCGTTGTTCCTTTGTTGTGATCTTGAGCATAACATTTGTTCCATCCGTATTAATAACTGGATGTTTTGTAACTGCTTCAATTCGCTTCCACAGCATTTCACCGTCTTCTGTGCATGATGGTATCTCATAATAATCATCAACTTCTGAATAAGTCGTATCTTTGTCTTTATAGTATTCCGTCTTTGTTGCAACCTTTATTTTGTTTTCAATAAAGTCTCCAATCTGAGTTTTCTTGATTTTTCCTTCTCGATCTCTGACAATAATCTCAGTCTCATATGTAACTGAATTCAGTGTGTTGTGAACAATGACACCATAATCCGTCATGAATGTTTGATTGGCTGGAACAGTAAAGTCGTATACGTATTCTGATTGATTAGGAACAATTATTTCAATATTCACAATTTCATCCCAGATGACACCAGATGATGCCGCTTGTTTTAAAATTCTGAGTTCCTCTGAAATCAACTCGACATTTTCACTTGTTTCAAAGACTTCGATGTATTTTTCTAAAGTGCGACGACCAATGCTCTCTTTTTTAGCCCATCTTCCATAATTACGACTTTGACCAGGGAGTTTCAAAACTTTTCCGCACTTGGCTATAATTTCCCCTAGACCAGTGATTTTATCAATTTCATCAGATAAATTGATTGCATCAGTGCGCTCACAATACTTTACCAAATTCATTAGCTTATCGGCGTGAACTAGACTGCCAATTTTATCTTCATATTGTTTGGCATATTTCGCTGAGATAGACAAGTTATATATCGGAGAACCGCGAACAAAGTTTTCTTTGATTGATGCAAATATGTCAAAGTAGTTGAGCATCAAGGCCATATCTTTTGATAATTGTTTGCTTCTGCTACAGCATCGTATCTGGTGATGCTTTTCATCTGATTGAAAGTTTCCATCTCCGTCCATGTAGGCTTGAATTAATCCAGCTTTGAATTCTAATGGAGCCAAGAAGGCAAAGTCCGGAACAATCTTTACGAATGATCCTGTTCCACAAGTCGATAATAATAATTCTGCAACATGTTTGCAACTAAAACTTGTCTGAGTTGACGGTCCATATTCTCCTTGGCGCTTATTAACATTACATGTTTTATCGAATCTAGCTGCAAATTGTTTGGTTTGATTAATAAAGTGTTCTGAAATATTTGTAATACATACACTATATTTTGTAACATTTCCTTCCGCCAAATACGCTCCAACAAACCATCCAAACAAATAATCCAACTTGCAATCCTGGCTGCCAATTTTAACAAATTCATTTACAAAAGTGTTATCGATATGTTTTGCAACCGGAATTCGCATGCCTTCCTTGAGATCTGCACCAACAATTGGAACTACAGTTTGATTGTCTCTGACTAGATGCGAATGACTTAAAGTAGTTGTTACCTTTCTACCACTTTTTGTTGTGCACGTCATTAGATTTCCATTCACTGGATGTCTACTCACATGTGATATCTTGTTCCAATGAGTTTTCTCTTGAGCATCTACTCCAATGATATAATACTCGTCTTCCAAAGCATCCAATAATGTCTCAACACTGTCTACGTGTCCCGTGTTAAATGTGTAATCCGGATTTGCTTCAATCACTGCATCGCATAATTCTCCGATTGGTCCTGAGACCATAGAAATCATTTTCGTATTTTTATTTATTTTCGCACACCTAATATGCTCACAAAACGGCTGTGACATCTGAGTTGTCGGCTCGCCAATGCTCTGTGCCGCAATCATCCCGACCATCTCACCAGGTGCCACAATGGATCGCTTATAATCAAGCACAATTGTCTGCATTAATATGTCAAGGGCCTTCTTGTTGAAACGCTTATTTAGCAGCAGATCTTTAGGCGACAAATAGTAGAAATACATGACTCTAAATAACTCGGTTGGTTTAGCATATTGAATTTTCAAAAGGTTATCAAATGTCTCCTCAATCAAGTCAAATGCTTCCAACATTGTAATGTCGACCAAAGAATTAGGATTAACATTTTGTTGCCCCATTACGTTTTGAATAATGTGCATGAATGCAACAGGAAGACGCACGACCTTATCCGACTTGTAGTTAAATATGTTTTTAATTATCTTGCTTCGGTTCTCTATCATGTAGTCAGTATATTTCTTGCACTTTTCATTGAGCTCCGCTTCTTGCTTCTTCTGTCTTGTTAGCGCACTCTTAACAAACATTCCTGATAATGCTTTTGACTTGCCTTTATTGTCTTCCGGAACATTGAAATGCGCATAAATATCTTGCATCGTCATTTCCACAATTGGAATTTCTTGGTTTTCTACTTTGATTGTATCAATACCATCATCTCCATAAGAGAACTGCACCACTTTGCCTTTGCTGCTTCGCACCGTCATGTCGTAATTGACCATCAAATCTTCCATACCTTTAATCAATCTGCGCTGAATATAACCGGTTGTGCTAGTGTCGCGAACCTGTAGACCATTTGCTAGACCAAAGTTTAGCGTGGATGGAATAGTTAAATCATACACTTTGGGATATTTCTCCACTCCGACAATATTAATTTCTACGATTTTGTCTAGCACAATGTCATTGTAAGTCTCGAAATTTCGATGATTCGTATTCCATTTGATACCAGACATTTTCTTCATTTTCTTGTCATCAATTAGTGAAATCGTCTCCGCAAATTTTTGACCCCATTGTGCTCTAATAGATAATCTATATGTTGGTTTAATATTTTGGGTCCCTAGATTATTTGACTTCAATTGGGTTTTAAATACCTTTCCGAATATTCCAAATCGAGAGCACAGCATAGAGATTCCTTCGATCAATCGCGAAGATGCAGAACCAACTTCCACTGAATTCTTACCAATTGTTCCATCGCCTGAATAATATCCATTTAAGAGCCCCTTTACAAAAGCTCTGGGGGCAATAAATGCTTCAGTCGGAACATACTTGTTTGCTGCACCGCTTCCAACTAATTTCGTAATAAATGTCGCTAATATAGAGGAATTGCCTGTGATTGTTCTTGTGGTTCCGCCAATTTTATTGATGCGTCTTCGTTCCGTGGAACAAATGTTTTTCTTTTCAAACCAATTTTTCATAAACGCAATAATATCATCATTCATATTAGTAATCGTAACCGTATTTCTGAATGCATTCCCTTCCGCCAAGAACAGACCAATAAAGATACCATTCTCTTCATTCAACTCAAAGTGATCTGAAATACTCGTTCCTTTTCTTGCTGCATGATAAGGATAAATGAAACCGGATTTAATATTATCCGTGTTGCTTCTTATCAGCGTTCTTTGAAGAGATGCCTTTTTCACATATGGCAAGACAAAGTTTAGACCATTATTTTCCTCCCACCAGCCATCCGGAATTTTAGATCGCTCTTCCATCGCATGCTCCATCATCTGAATCGCCGTGTTAAATTCTGTGCCATATATGTATTTCGTTTTCGGCAAATAGACCGACATATCAATGCTTTCCTTAATTATTGGCGGCTCGCACAATTCTGCCGTAACAGGAACACAATCGCCAACCTTTATTTCCGGTGTAAGCGTCTCGACCAGCTTTTTTGCAACCGAATTCCAAATTAACAATGATTTGCTTTCAGTCACAATCACAGAGCGTCCACCACTTGTCTTGATTTCATATAATTCCGTTCCCGGGTCGTGTCTTGTGACAGCGGTCACCTCGCCCCAAGTAACTATTCCATTCTCGTCTGTTGTAGGAATGTAAATATTAGCAGTGTTTAGTAATTCCATTCGTCTCTCCGTAAAATGCTGAATGTCTTCCGGTGTTGCGCAATTATCAAGTTGATTGTCGATCCATTTACCAATTTCCACATATCTAGGCTCTCCATTTTCAATGATAATGATTGGTGTGTTACTTACGACAGATTTGACTGCAGTATCAATCAGGCCAATACGACCACCCATCGCATGAAAGAACACCTCCTGTGGCGACAATCCATTAATATATGAGCTCTCTACGAATCCGCGAGCAACTGGACTGTCATCATACTTGGTGTAATGCGGTAACGTTCTGTGTTCAAAACCATAAGGAATGCGCTTTCCATCCACATTCTGTTGCCCTAAGCAAGCAGTCATTTGCTGAATATTAATTTCCGTGCCCTTTGATCCAGCATTAAACATGATAACAAACCGATTATCTTTGCTTAGATTTTTGAGCGCTTCTCTGCCTGCCTCTGATTGCGCTTTTCCAAGAATATTGTTGATTTTTGTCTCGAATTCTTCTTCATTCGTTTTCCCCGAGTTGTTCTCAAAGATGCCCACTTGCACTTGATCAATCAATTTTTTCACATCCGTTTTCTTGTCTGTGATAATACTAATAATTTTGGCATTGGTTGTTGCGCTAGTAATCAAATCACTGATACCCACACTGAATGAGCTCTGCTTCATGTATTCTGTTACAATGTTTTGCAAATCATCGATAAATTTCGCCGACGCCATGTTGCCAAATGAATTGCAGACACGATGAATTAGACCCTTGGTGCCTGAGCCTAGGATACCCTTGTCCATCTGGCCTCTTAAATAGTGACCATCTTTGATCTCGACTACATTATTCGATTCCGCAATATTCTCCTTTTCTCCGTCGAATTGTTTGTTCTTCACTTTGATGGAGAGTGGCGGTAAAATCTGTGACATGACTTCAAAATTGCTGATTCTATCGTTTACTGATTTTCCTCCTGTTAGTGCAACCGGATTCACTCTGTCAAACATCATCAACAAATTCATCGCTTCCTTATGACTAAAGCTTATGTTCTCTCTTGTAAATCTATATGATCCCAACATGGAATCCTGATAGATGCCGATAATCGGCGCATTGTTTCCTGGGCTGATTATCTGGTATGGCACTGCGGCCAAATTCTTTAATTCTGACTCTGCCTCTGGATCCTGTGGCATGTGCAAATTCATCTCCAGCTAGATGTTTTCCTTACCATTTATGGTAAGGCTGGAATACACCTTGTGCCTCATCAGGTTGGTTAGACCATCATTTGAGACCCGTAACCGTCTACTCTCTGAACCTTCCCCATACTCTTACCATAACGAGGTTAGGGGCTTGGCTGCGGATTATCCAATCCTTCACATTTTTACCATCGGGTTCGGCAATTAACCGAGATCCTCGTAATTTTTTTCAAAATTAGAGTGGTAGTGAAGGCTCTAAGGAAGTTCCCGCAATTTGATCACGTTGCCATTTAATTAAATCTAATATAAACATTCTTGCTCTATTTTTTATATCGTCTATTGTTTCAAACTTTCCTACAAATGTTGTTCTAATTTTGCCAATACTAACTCTAATGTATTCGTAATTTAATGTATTGTTACGAATTACATGAATATACTTATCTATATTAGCATCGTCAAATATGACATCTTTAAATTGGTCAAATCTTTTATCTTCATGTTGTTTCTGAACTACTACCATCATTTCCTTTCGATGTGAAATATCACTTTTAAATTCAATTAATCGTTTAGATATTAAATTTTTAGTATATTCGCTTCTTTTTAAATTTGAATTTGGATTTGGTAGTTTAATTTTAGAACACACCGTAATTTCGGAATCATCTAAAATTATTTTCTTTCCTCTTAGATATCCATGAGATTGTCCGCCATTTGTTAAATTATAACCATTTGGATACTTTGTATTTAAATCAACGATATATTTTACTTCGTAAAAATCTAGTTCGTCGACATTACATGTAATAATTAGTTCACATTGAAAATTGTCAACACCATATTTAAGTAAAGCGCTGTTCAAATATTTGCATCCAATTTTATTTGGATTTGTTGATTCGCTAATATGATCTTTAAATCTTCCCATGTATCCAAATGGTCTATATTTATTGTGATTTAAACGATGGCTTCTTGTTTGACCGATATAACATTTGTTTGTTAATAAGTTTGTTATTTTATATATTTCACCAATAACTTTATGAAATTCATTTTTATCTAATAGACGTTCCATTATTATATTTATATAGCAAGATATGTTTATACTGTTTAATTATATGACTATACGATTATATATATTTCATTCCATATGAATTAGTAGATATTACACTGGTTTCCTTGTCAAGTATTATCTACAACTTAACAAGCAGTCGCATGTTGGGGACAAGATAAATTTGCATTTTAAAGTTTATCCCCGTCAAAATCCGCGTTGTATGGCTTCGTGTCGGCTACATTCATTCTAAAGGTATCGCCTTTTTTCATAATTTTAGCGATGTGACACATCATCGACATTCTGTGTAAAGTCGGTTGCCGATTGAATAAGATTGCGTCACCATCCATCATGTGGCGATGAACAATGTTTCCATCTTCCAAGACAATTGAGTTTCTATCTTTGTATCGCAAAGTGATTGATTTGACACCAGGTATTTCCAGAATTTTTGCACCCGGCCAAATATCAGGACCATTTTGCACCAATTTTGTCAGGAAAGCCTTATTCACTCGGTTCACTACCACTGGCTTGGTAATATTTTTCGCGATCTTCATAGGAATACCGAGTTCTTTAATGGAAATGTTTGGATCCGCAGTAATGACTGAACGAGCACTAAAGTCAACACGTTTGGCCATCAAGTTGCCTCTCATGCGACCACCCTTTCCATTCAGTCTGTCTTTGATTGACTTCAATGGTCTGCCAGATCGTTGTGCCACAGGATTTGCACCAGGCAATTTATTATCGATCTGACTTGCGACATGATATTGCAAGACAGTAGCCCAATCATTGATTACTGATTCGGGAGCATTGTTCTGAATTTTCTCTTGAAGTGTCTTGTTCGTCTTGATAATATTTACTAGGATGTGGCTCAAATCGTCTTCTGATCTTTGCTGCGCATCGTGCTTCACAGATGGACGAACTGCCGGAGGTGGAACAGCTAGAACCTGACAAATCATCCAATCGGGACGCGACCAAAGAGGACTGAACCCCATAAAGGTCACATCTTCATCCGAAATGCGCTTGAATATTTTCAAGACCAGCTCAGGAGTCAAAGGGATGATAATATTGTCTTCTTTAGCTTCTTCGCCTTCTTCAATTGTATTTGTCCATTCGGCATACAAAGATGACATACCTTCTTTTTTGTATCTCTTTGGCTGCAAACATCCACATCCATCTTCGGTATCTTCGCCGCAGCGCTTGACATTTTTCACTAGGTCGACCACATATTTCCATCGAGCTTGTGCAGCCATCCCTAGGGCTTGCTTGTATTTTTCTTTTGAAATTAGAAGCCTGCTGCATTTAAAACAGACACACTTTAGTAATTTTTGTATTGTTGATAAATATTGAATAAAGAATACAGGCTTGGCTAATTCGATGTGGCCAAAATAACCTGGTGTTTTCATATAATCTAGACCATCTGTGGGGCAAATGAGTCCAGGCTCTAAGACGCCCATTCTAGGATCAAATAAGCCATTGATGACAGGTTTATTATTTATGTATGTATCTCGACTAGTAATTTCTGCAACCGAACCCTTGCGGATTTCTTCGGGAGACAATATACTAAATTGGATACCAATAATTTTAGAGGGAATTGTATTTTGCATGTTTCCAGAGTTCTTAGACATTGTTCTTATATTAATAAGATAATAATATTTATATTGTTTTTATTTCAATTTTTTATTTAATTCAATTAATTCAATTAATTCAATTTAATTAATTAATTCAATTAATTATTATTTTTATAAATTGTATTTAAATCTTTTCATTACAAAAATAATAATTTCTAATTCATAAAAATATTATTATTAAATATTACTTAAAAATATATCTTCATACTTAGTAATAGAATGCCAAAAGATACTCAAACCAAAAATTGCAAATCCTCTTCTTCGAAAAAGAAGGAAGAAGCGGCTAGATTAAGAAGGAAGCAAGCTGAGTCATCTGATAGCGATTATAATGATGAAGAAGATTTTGAAGAAGAAGAT